GGGGGATTTATTTCATACATGATCAGTTTCGAAAGAAGCATCAGGATTGATTTGTTAATCAAATCAATCCTGTTGAATAAATGTCGATTTTGTTATCGGCACTTTTTCCGCAAGCTGTTTGTGTGCTTTAAACATACCGTATAGCCAGAGGCCCCAAACCCTGTTTTGTAAATTTTGTAATATAATATTTTTATGTTTGTTCTTTGTTTATTTGTCTTACCTCACTGGTGTTTTTACCTTAGGTTTTGCCCGAGTAAACCCTAAAGTGAAATACGCTTGTGATCGTTTTATAGCATCGCTCATCTTCGAGATCCATTGTCAGTGGGACTACATTCTGTGTAGTCCGCCTCTCTTTAGATCTTGATCATGAGGTTGTTTGTGTTGTCTATATTATGTTATTTATTTATGTCTCGTTTGGTTTTGTTGATAGCCGCTAGTTCCGAGCCATGCGCTCACATTGTTTTATGAATTTTATATTTCCTTATGTCCCAGCTTAAGCGAGTATTAGATTGATTTTGAGACCTCAAAAATCTCTTAAAGTGACATCTAGCTCCTCAGAGGTCTTTTGCGCAGGGTAGCTCCTGGTATTAGATAATCTTTTGTGGTCCATAATAGTATATTTGAAGTATTACAGATGTGAGAGGCGATGAAGACTAAGTTATCGCGAAGTGTTCTTGTTCAAATTGAAAGGACGAAAGTTCGCATGATTCAATTGCGAGCTGCAGGTGCTTTTAAAACAGATTGTATGGCGTTTATAGTTACCCTAATAAATACGTCTCGCGTGTACACGCAACACCTAAAGTGCGGTAGGGAAGCCCCACGAATAAGTGTATAGATCTTGCCTATTTGAGCTAATACTCACGTAGGTTTAGGATGCTTAACAAGTATGATTTGTTTTAACGTGCAGTAGTCATTTGAGTTTACGCGTAGTAGACTCCGTGCAGTCGATTGGCAATCTCCATATCCCCTCGCGGGATGATGGGCAATGATTACTAGTCTTATTGAGAACTCACCATTGTTCTCTTTTAGGTTTGAATAAGATGGCCCCTTCCTTGTTTTTGTCTTTTCCCTTTTAATTTTATTTGCTTTATTATGAATTTTTCTCAATCCTCTATTAATGAATTAACAACCCATTTTTCTAACATGGATTCTAGTGTCATGGGACAGTCTGATGTGAACTCTCTAGGCATAGTGTTGAGCTCGCGACCTGTGACCGCCTCTTCAAAGAAGGCGGGCGCAGTCGTTGGCTCACGTGATGCTGAGCAGAC